GGCGCGGTCCAGGGGTGGAAGGCGCGGCCCCCACAGTTCCACCGCACATCGCAAGCCAGCCGCTGAGCGAAAAGCCGATTGCACTGAAGGAACCCGACGAGCCCCGCGTCTGGCCGTATGGCAAGGACGACAAGGGCCGACTGCTGGCGAGCTTCTCGAGCGAGCAACTCGTAGCGAAGCGCAAGTGGCTGGAGGCCAAGAACACGCGCGGCGATCTCACGGGGTTGATGGATCAAATCGACCAAGTGCTGAGCGAGCGCGACGGGGTCGTATCGTGACGCAACTCGAAGCCGGGCCCCGCAAGTGTGCGCGCTGTGGCGCCACGAACCGGATGCTGTATTCGGTGCGGCGCTTCGTCCCATTGATACCGGGGCGCGTGGAAATCGCCTACGAATACATCTGTGGGGTGTGCTGTGGGGATTCCGATTGGCCCAAGCGAGATCACGCGGCGTGATAACGCCAGCCCCCAAGCCCAAGCGTAAGCGCGTGAAAATCGCCCCGCGCTGGGAAGGCTTCGTCGCTCCGAAGCAAGAGCGCATCAAAGACGCTGACCATGTGCGTGCGGTGCGGGGGCTGCCGTGTTGCGCATGCGCAGGGCAAGGACTGAAGCAACGGACGCGCACCGAGGCGCACCACACGAAAACACGCGGGGCGTTCGGCGGGGACGATTCCGTCGCCCCGCTCTGCACCAGGTGTCACAAGCTCTGGCATCTGCTGGGGCGCAAGAGTTTCAAAGCGAGAACGGGCGTGGACGTCGCCGTAGTGGCCCGTGATTTGTGGAGGCTTCGCGTTAAGCTGGGCAGCATCGAGTGAAATCACCGAGCACGGATTGTCCCGGCGCGCACGGTAACCATGAGGGCGGGCGCTGCCCGCGGTGTCGCAGTTTAGTGCGTGTTGTGGGGTTTGAGTCTTGCAACTGTGGGCGCGAGCAGATTGAGCAGCTCGAGCCCCTGTTGGAGATCAGTGCGGCGATGCGGACGATCGGCGGGCGATACAAAACGGCCGAACGGTGCGCCCTGGCGATGGCCGAGTGCCTCGCGGATGGCCGCCCCGTGGAACACGCGATTAGCCGCGCCGCAGCGTTTCTGGAAGCCGCAGTCGCCAAGGCCCGGACCGAAGTAAAAATCTAGCGCCCCGCCCCCGTCGAACACGGAGGCCAGGCCGAACGGTGCGGGGCGCGTTCGGTGGAGACGATACCGTCGCCCCGTTGTGCGTGCGGCACCACAAGCTCTGGCATCTGATCGGCCGGAAGTCGTTCAAACAGCAAATGGGGCTCGACGTTGCAGTGGTGGCGCGAGACCTCTGGAAACTACGGGTGAAGTTGGGCAGCGTCGAATAGTCGATGTGGCACTGTGTTGAGTAGGAGGGGAGACCGAACATGCGCCACAGGGGGAAGCGGGAACGCGCGCGCGTAAAGACACCACGTACCCGATTTCGCATGACGGAGTACGGCAGACACGTGCCCGGCGGTCGCCGCGCGAAGAAAAAGTCCGGCGCTGGAAAGCACTGTGCGGGCTCGCGCTCGAGGTCGTGGGCAGCCAAGCCGCATTCCGTCGAGAGGCGAACGTGCTCAAGCGGTTAACCAAGAAGTACGGCCCCGATGAGACGGAGCGCGCCTTGCGGGGCGCGAAGTTGCTTGGAATGCGCTCGTTGCTGCAAATCGGGGATGCGGAAGGGAGAGGCTGGCGCTGGGCGGTGGAGACGTATTGGCGGAACGAAAACAATCGGCGCAAGCACGGGAAAGCGCCCCAGGTGTTGAGAGACATTCTCCGGGAGATGGTGAAGTGAAGCCGTACTATGAATCCGGGGGCATCACGATCTACCACGGCGACGCTCATGCCATGTTGGGCTTGCTGTCTGGCGTGGCGTGCATTGTGACAAGCCCTCCGTACAACCAGCTCGGGGCTCTAAAAGGAAAGGCTACCGGACTGTGGGGCGACCGCGCCGGGGGGCTCGGCTTCGTAGAGGCGTGGCAGTCCAGTGGCTACGAGGACGACGTGCCAGAGCCAGAATACCAAGCCCAACAGAACCGGCTATTTGCATCGCTGGTTTCGGTCGCGACTCCCGATGCGTCGTTGTTTTACAATCACCAGGTGCGTTGGCGCGATGGCGCATGTCTGCACCCGGTGACGTGGTTTCGCCCAACGGGGTGGGAGCTTCGCCAGGAGATCGTTTGGGATCGTGCGGGGGGCATGATGTTCAACGCGCGGATGTTCTGCCGATTCGATGAACGAGTGCTGTGGTTCGTTCGCGGCGCAACATGGCAATGGAATCAAGAAATGGTTGGCCTAGGAACGATCTGGCGCGTTCCACGCGAGCAGAACAAAGCGCACCCAGTCGCGTACCCGCAGGAAATCCCATCTCGATGCATCCGGGCGACGACTCAGCCGGGCGATGCTGTGTTGGACCCGTTCATGGGCAGCGGGACAACACTCGTCGCCGCGAAGAACTTGGGCCGCCGCGCCATCGGCATCGAAATAGAGGAGCGATACTGCGAAATCGCCGCCAGGCGACTGGATCAAGAAGTCTTAGAACTTGGTGCGTAGTCTAACATAAGCGCCGTCGCGACGGCGCTACACGAAGATGGCCGTGTAATCGGCTGGGGGATTTGGGCTCAGGCGCGCCCCCGCACAGCGTGACGGACACCAACTTGCCGCGGGGCTTCGCAGCCTACGGACATGCGGTGACCGAGGAAGGCGGGCGATCCGCCGTGGCGCAATTGGCACCGCGCCCCGCAAAGACGTGAGTCTTGGCGAAAAAATCGTCATGCTGACCATGGATCTATCGCTCAACAGCGAAGTCAAAGACGCTACCCGGAGAACAGCAGTTGACCGGACCCGAGATGTACCCATAGCGCCGCTAGGCGCTCCGCGAAGCGGACGAGGGACGATGCTATCGAAAGCGGAGAAGTGGGCGATATGGCGGCATCTTTGCGGCTTGGCCGTCGAGCTGTGTGGAAGCCAAGAGAACTTTCGCCCCCAGGCGCGGATACTAAAGCGGCTCGCCCAGCAATACGGCCCCGAGCGAGTCGAGCACATGCTACGCGGGGCGATCGCCCTGCGGTGGGATTCGCTCGTGAGTTTGGGCAGTGCTGACGGGTTGGGGCGCCGCATGGCAGAGAAGGCGTATTGGACAGAGCAGAACAAAGGGCCGATGCCGGAGTCACTCAAATCCATCTTTCGGAGGCTCGGAACGTGAGCGAATGGGAAAGCGAGTGGCACTCGCTATCGAATTGGCGCGAAGTGGAAGCGTGGCTAAAGAATCTACCACCACGGCATCCCGGTCTGTGGTGGTCGGTAACCTACACGACGAACACGACCGCCCCGTCTGGCGCGCCCCAGACCTATAGCGACGGATTCGACGATGGTTGGAACGCACGGGGCGCTGCTGACGGCAAGCCGTGAGCGATCCCATCTGTCTAGAGCCCGACTATAGCCCGTGCCGGTTCAACACCACGTGTCACGCGTCGCGGCGCCGCGTGCAATGCGAGGCGGGACTCCGGGGCCCCGCGTGTTGGGCGTATGCAATGCTCACGGAGAAAATGCAACGGGAATTGGCGCGTACGCCTGATACGGACCATATGACACGGACTCCCGAATGAAACTCGCGAATCCCCAGCGCGGTCGGGCCAAGGGTCGCAGCATCGTGGACCCCGCACGCCACTGTGCGCGCCCCGGATGCGGTAAGACGTTTGTCGTGGACACGGGGCGTCGGAACCGGGAATACTGCTCGCAATCGTGCGCGGCGAAGATAGCGACCCGCTCGCGTCGCCGCCGAGTCTGTCTCGGTTATACCGGGTATACCTGCACCCAGATCATGGGTCGCAAACTCCGCTGTGGTTATTGTCGGGAGAAGTATTTCGAGCTGCTGAGACAGGAGGCCCCGATCGAGCCAGGCCCCAAGCAATGCGCGCTCCCTGTGCGTGGCGGCATCTGCACGGAAATCGTCCTATTCCAAGTGAATAGAGCCGGGCTCACCGTGTTATGGTGCCCTACGCATGGGGAACGTGTGATGCCGGTGATTCGCCCCGGTGCAAAAGAGTATCCGAAGGTAAAGGACGTGAGTCGAAAGCAGGGCGTGATGAAACTAGCGCGGAGTGCCTAAAGGCGGTATGTTAGAACCTGACATGCCCAACGGGTCTACGAAGCCCTCGGTTAATCGGCCGGGGGCTTCTGTCTTTCAGGCTATCCGGTGCCCTGAGTGTGGCACGCGGCTCATGGACGCCCCGTGGTATTGGGGAACAGTGCAGGTGCGCCTGCTCAAGTCGTCTGCCGATGGGACGAGTGACGAGCTGGTGACGCGGTGCAATCAAGGGCGATGCCGTGCGTGGGCAGGAATCTACTTCGAGGAGCGAGCAGCGTGACACCCAAGGGCAAACTCCGGGGGAATCGGTGAACGCCGTGGTTGAGCATTGTAGGATCGAAGGAACGGGCGACGAATTCATCTGTGGGAGTTGTGGTGCTGAGTTTAGAATCCACGATTACAGCGAGCCCCGCGCCTGCGTAGTTTGCGGAGCGGTTGGTCGCGCCATACTGGATGGCCGCTAAGCCCATAGAGCGGTTCGTCAAGTGGCTCCGCACACAAATCGCATGGTGGCGATTTATGCGGGGCCTTCGGCGCGCATGGCGGGGAGGCGGCTATAAGTTGCCAGCCCACGGGCGAGGGGTGATCACCGGATTTGGCTCGATCGCGACCAATATCAAACTCGACCAAGAGCGGGGCGTCGCCAATGTGTTCGAAGATGTCGAGCCTTGGCGGTCGATGGGTCGCGATGGCAGCTAAACCGATAGAGCGGTTCGTTAAGCGCCAGATCCAAGAGCAAGGCGGCTGGGACCGCATTGTAGAGCGTATCGCGTCAGGCGAGACGGTAACCGAAATCGCCCAGCGCGTACTTCGACCGGATGGCAAAGCGATCTCCCGTGCATTCCTATCCCGCCTACTGCATCAAGATCACGCACGATCTCAACGCGTAAACCAGGCGCGCCGCGAAGGCGCCGCCGCAATGGTCGATGATGCGCTCCGCATCGTGGATACCTCACCGATGGACCGCGACGCCGTCCAACACTCAAAAGCTCGCGCCGAGCTGCGGCTCAAAGTAGCCGGCCTCGTAGACCGGGAAGCGTGGGGTGAGCGCCCCATGACGGTCAATGTAGGCGTGAACGTAGGAGAGATGCACTTGGGAGCATTACGCCACCGAGAAGTATCCAGCACAGTGGTAGACGCTGACAGTAGGTTGCTCTCAGATGGTAGCCCCGAACAGGTAGCGTTGAGCACGCAGCGCGCAGGTGTGGAACGACTGTCGCTACCACAAGCGACAGTAATGCAACACCAAGCGGATACTACGGATAACCAGTAATATGTTAAGTCAGAGTAGCGACACCATCGTGACACCAACAAGCGCCACTGTCGCTACAGTTCAAAGCCCCCCCCCTTTGGGTTTTGACCGGGGGGGTGGACCCTTCGGGCTACCCGACAGACAGTGTGCTCGGTCTTTTTCCAATTTTTATTTTCCCGTGTTTTCACTAATGCAAGTGATTGCGAGACCGGGTGAGTAACCCCTTTCTGGAGGCGCGGCTTCGGTATCAGAACAACGCGGAGCTCTTTGTCCGTGAGTGTTTTGGGTTTCCGGATGCCTTTGAGAAGGCGGATGGCAAGGACATCTACCCGTGGCAGGTGGAGGGGTTGGCGGCCTACGATCGGTTGGAGCCGCGGATTGTCTTGCGCTCGGGGCACGGGGTGGGCAAGACCACGTTTCTCGCGTGGATAGCCTGGCACCGCATCTTGTGGCGTTTTCCCCAGAAAACTGCCATGACGGCACCGTCGGAGAAGCAGCTCTTTGACGCGTTGTGGGCGGAGTTTGAGGCGTGGGGCGCCAGACTCCCGAAGTCCTTGCGGGATCTGGTGGAGGTCAAAGCGGATCGCGCGGAGCTCAAAGCCGCACGGGCGGAATCGTTCATTTCGATCAAGACGGCGCGCGCCGAACAGCCCGGAGCCTTGCAGGGGCTGCATTCGACGTGGGAACTGGTCATCGCCGACGAAGCGTCGGACGTACCGGAGACGGTCTGGGAAGCCGCCCAGTCGTCGCTCACGGGACCCCATCCAATGGCGATTCTCACCGGGAATCCCTTGTACCGGGAGGGGTTCTTTCACCGGGCGTTTACCGATCTGTCGGATTACTGGTGGGTCCGCCACGTCTCGCGGGCCGAAGTCGTTCCCTCTCTTGAGACGGATGCCTATGCCCTGTTACAGGAGGCCGAAAGCGGTGGAAGGCATACTAATCGATACCGAATCCGTGTTCTCGGAGAACCCCCGATCTCGGAAGATGATGTCATCATCCCTTATGACCTGGTGGAACCTGCCCTCAGTCGTGACGTTACCGTGTCCCGCATGGCTCCCGTGGTCTGGGGGCTTGATTGTGCCCGGTTTGGGTCCAATCGCTCTGCCCTAGCCAAACGCCAAGCCCAAATCCTCTTAGAGCCGATCCGCTGGTGGTCCAAGCTCGACACAGTCGAACTATGTGCGCGGGTCAAGATGGAATGGGACACCACCCCGGATCACCTGCGGCCGGTGATGATCTGCGTCGATGCGATCGGGCTGGGCGGGGGCGTGGTGGACACGCTCAAAGCGTCCGGCCTGCCGGCGCGCGGGATCAATATTCAGGAACTCCCCCCGCTCCATTCGGTGGACAAGTACCGTGATTTACGAACCGAGCTGTGGTTCAAGGCGCGGGAATGGTTTACGCGCAGGGATTGCAAAATCCCCCAGAAGTACGGGAGCCACACACCGGGGGAGAACTTCATCCAAGAGTTGACGACGGAAACCTACGACTTCTCCGGCGGCAAGGGACGTTTACAGGCCTTACCGAAGGACAAACTCCATTCTCCCGATTTGGCCGACGCTTTTATCCTGACCTTTGCCAACGAATCCGCAGTCTTGGCCCAAGGTCGCGAGCGTCGGGTTACCCGTTTGCAGCAGCGTGAGGTCGCCATTGGCTGAGAAACAGAAACCCATGACCAACGGGGAAGTCGAAGCCGTCCTCCAAGGCCATATCGCGGACGCGTCCTCGTTCCTCGAGGCCCAGTTGTCTCCCGAACGCGCGACCGCGACGAAGTTCTACCAAGGCCAGAAGTTCGGCAACGAACAGAAAGGCCGGAGCCAGGTCGTCTTGACCGACGTGCGGGATACCGTCATCGCCATGCTGCCGAGTTTCATGCGCGTGTTCTTCGGCGCGGAGCAGGCAGTCGAATACCGGCCCCATGGCCCCGAAGACGTGGCCACCGCCGAACAGGCCACCGACTTTGTGAACACCGTCGTCCTCCAGCAGGACAACGCGGGGTTTACCGAGTTCTACGCGTGGATGAAAGACGCCCTCGTCCGAAAACTCGGGACGATGAAATACTGGTGGGAAGATCGGAGCACTTGGAAAGCCTACACCGCCGAACGCCTGGACGTGAACCAGTTCGAAGCCCTCGCCAACGATCCCGACGTACAGCTCACGTCCGTGGAAGAAGTGGCGGCCGATGGCGTCGTCTATCGAAACGTCAAATACAAGCACTGGCGCTATGAAGGGTTTGCCCGGCTCGCCTGCGTCCCACCGGAAGAAGTCCTGATCTCTCGCGAAGCCCGCAGCCGCGAAGACGCCTTGCTGATCGCCCACCAGACGGAAAAGACGCGCTCTGAGCTGGTGGCGATGGGGATCGACGGGAAAGTCATCGACGAGTTCGGCGGCCCGTCCTCCCGACTCCGGCACTCGCAAGAGGACATCGCCCGCCGCGGCGGGATGGTGCAAGACACCTTGGAAGCGGACCCCGACGCCGTCCGCCACCTGTACATCGAAGCCTACGTCTACTTGGACGTGGACGGCGACGGCGAAGCCGAGCTGGTCAAGTGCTGCTGCATCGGCGAAGGCCAGCATCTCGTCAAAGACCCCGAGCCCATCGACGAACGACCGCTCGCGTTTCTCTGCCCCGATCCCGAGCCCCACGTCCTGATCGGCCAGTCCGTGGCGGACCGGACGATGGATTTGCAGCGCATCAAGTCCGACGTGCTCAGGGCGAAGCTCGACAGTCTCGCGGCCGGGATTTTCCCGCGCCGCTACGTCATGGAAGGCGAAGTGAACATGCAAGACCTCGCCTCCACCGCCGTGGGGGCCGATATCCGCACCTACTCGCCTCCCGCCAACGCCGTATTCGTGGAGAAGCAACCGCCCGAAATCGAAGCCCTGCCCGTCCTGGAATATTTGGACCTCGTCAAGACCCAACGCGTCGGCCCGATGCCGGCGACGCTGGACC